TCTTGCCAGAAATTTCTGAGTAGGACCATATGCCAGAGGAATTTTTACAACGCTAACAACGTTATCCGAAGAATCTTCGTGCTTAATCGAAATGTTGTTAAATAGAGTACCAAAAGATATAATGGTCCTCCTCAAAACTTCGTTGTAAAAATACTCAAACATTTTTAAGTCCTACAATATCTTTATATTAAGATATTTTTATTTAGGGAATACCAAAGGGGTTCCTTTCACTAAAGTCGAGAATTGAATCAGCTTCGGTTTCAATATTGATATTATCTGCAAATCCATCATCTGCTGGATTAGTATCTGCAACACGTAAAGCATAAGATGCTCCAGATGTAGATCCAACAATATTTTCTCCAACGGTAAATTCTCCAGTGACTGTTCCAACTTCAAGAGTGCTTGTCTCAGAGTTCCAAACTCGAACTCTTCCTGTTGTTCCACTAGAAGATCCGGTCACGATTTCATTAAATGTAAAGGTTCCTGACCCAGAACTTTCTGGATCACTCACAACAATAGTAGGTGCAATAGAATATCCAACACCAGTATTTGAAAGGTGAATTGCTGAAATGGTTCCAGCAGCACTTACAATTGGATATGCGACAGCAACTGCAGTGGTTACACCCACATCAAATATTTGATTAGTGAACGTGATTGTTGGTGCATCTATATATCCTCCACCACCAGATGTGACGGTGATAATACCAACAACACCATCACCAATCGTTGCCGTTGCAGTAGCACCGCTTCCTGTTTGATTTGATGGAACACCAAATCTTACGCCAGGAGCAACTGTGTAACCAGCACCAGATTTTACTACATTTACTGCTTGGACTGATTGTAATTTTGCATTTGTATTTTGATTACATACATTTATACCACCAATCATAGTGGCGATACCAACACCAGTGATTCCTCCAGCGGGAGCTGATGTAACGCCCACTGTTGGAACAACACTATATCCACCGCCTCTATTTGTTACAGTAAACGATCTAATACCACCATCAAAGATAGCAGCAGTCGCAGTTGCCGTTACGCCAGCACCAACTAGAGTAAGTGTTTGTGTTGGACCTTGAATGGTGTTGATACCATCATCAGTAAGACCATCATATTCTTCACCGATAAGGTTGTTATCGATATCATCAATACCAGTTGCAATAACCTCATCCTCAAGACGGAAGAGTTCGCAATATAATTCATAAACATAGAGATTTTGTAACTGATAATATGGTTTTGCATATTCAATATCTTTGATCTCATAGATCCTATCGTCAAGAGGGAACCAAATAAGGTCTCCACTCTTTGGTCTGGTTGATAGTTTTACATTTGCCTGATCTTCAATCAAAGGGGTAATATAGTTTTCAAACCTATCCCTTGAGATAATAAGTCTTACTTCATCTTTTGACTCAATTCCAAACTTTGAAAGAATATTTCCTGCACCAGAATACTGATCATAGTTGTCGACATATGCCTCAAGAGGAAGTGCCATATCAAACTTTGACTGCACAACTTCTCTTATGACAGTATTTTCTGTCATAAATTTTCTGGGTAGATAAAAGATATCTATACCATAAGTCCTGAGCTGCTCATTTATCAAATCCTGAACAAGGTTTTGTTCAGAGGATGTGCCTTGTGTAAAGAAAGGATTTAATACCATGATATCAACCTATCATATCGTATGGGGGGAGTTCATAAGTATTTGACATCTGCTCTCTTATTATTTGTAATTCTTTTTCAGCATCGTCATAAATTTGACGACCATTTAGTTCGATTCCACCTGGTAGTTTTACTCCTTGGAATTTAATAAGATTTTGACCCCACTGTCTCTTCATCAAAGCAGTTAAGTATCGTTTTAAGAATGAATCATTCCAAACTCTTGTATGAGTATCTGGATCTAACAAACGATAGCAATCAATTATAATATAATCATCAACGTTTACAGATCCCCAATCAATATCCAAATAAAGTCTATCCGATCTTTGATTAAATCGAATCATCTTTTCAGTACTTAAAGCAAAATCAATATCCTCAAGATATCGTTTTGTCATATTATAAGTCAAAATTTCAGTCGATCCCCAATAATAGATATCGTTGAGGAATAACTGGTACTTAACACTAAACATGTTATTTGTTACAGTGTTTGATCCATCAAATTTAAATATTTTATTTACGCCAAGAACTTCAGGGGGAACCTTAAGATAGTTACTATTTTCTTCAAAAGAAAAAGTTACAGTAGCACCATCAATTGTAGAAGTATTTGTAGTGGTTGTTATTCCAGCAGCATTATTGGTTCCGCCTCTAGCTCTTCCTCTATCAATATCATCTTGAGTTATTTTATATTTTAAAAATGCTTGCGTTACTCCATCATAATCACGTTCATGAAATATCTGCAGAGCATCATCCACTAAATCATCTACTTGTTCATCAGCAATATTAATTTCTAGGACAGGAGCCCCTAGTTGCCTTTTGCAATAATTTACTAGATCTGTCCTACTTGCTGGTTTTGCCATTTATTTCACAAGTTTCCTAAGTGTATTTAGGGTGCTGACGATACTGGATTAATTACTATCACGTTGCCGCTAACCAGAGGATATGTGGTTGCTCCTCCACCAACAGACTCTTTTACTAATACATCGTAAACGTATCTACCCTCTGTAGTTGCTCTAGTATTAACCGCAGCCAAAGACAATTTCATTACACCATCAAATGCACTTGTAAATCCCACAGTAAATGCAGAAGTTATTCCAAGTGTTGCTCCAACGGCAACACTCTTAGACATAGCTCCCGCCCCGCTGTAATTAGTTAAATCAAATGCACCGCTTGATGTAGTTTTTACATTCAAAGTAACCTCAAAATCAGATCCACCATACATCGTCAAGTTGAGTCCGTATGCAACTCCAGAACTTTTATCAAAGGTAATTGTTTTAGATGCCATTTGGAATACCTATTACTGCCATAGTTTCTTGTTGTTTATAATATAGTTTAATGAAAGATTTTGCAATATTTCTAAGTTCATCACGATCCTCACAATTATCTATTTCAGCAGCAAGTTTTTGATAAGCAAAACTTTTTGATAGATTTGAAAGTTCTATATCATTTGGGTCCATGTAATAACTCCTTTAGTAAAAACTTAATTTCATCAATATCGCCCTTCATGTTAGCAAGTTCTTGCTCCATGTTCTGTACCTTATAATTCTTTTCAGTTTTCACATTACGTCTTGAAAGATACTGTTGATACTCTAAGGTATTAACATTAACAACTGCATTTGTATCAGGATCTCTTGCGAGATCCTTATGACCCTCTAATCCATAAAAATCCATATTATGCTAAGGCGATAACTCTAAGTTCTTTGACTCTTGGGACAAAGCACTGACTTGTAGAAGTCAGATTCAATTTCACTCTATACGTTCTAAATGATGGTAATTGATCAATAGTGAACGTATACTCTCTATAATCTAGATCTCTGCTGTCATATCCATATGTATTTGATTTGAGAACAAATACATCTGGTTCACCATTACTATTTTCTGGAGCAATAATCTGACCTCTAGAGTTAAGATTAGTGTATCCAGGAAACGGAGTAAAGATAGGCTCAAGACCTGGTTTGTTACTGACACAGTAGAATGATCTAATATCATTCACGTCAGTAAAATGTCCTGCAAGAATAATCTTGAGGGAAGATGCTGGATTTTCCAAAACAATCTCTTTAGAGATATACTGACATCCAGTTGGATCTTCGTCAACTGTATCAACTCTAGAATCGGTTGCATAATCAGTGATAATATTATTAACTCTGTTTGATGTTAGAATTGCACTGACTCTTTGAGAGTCGATAACAGGACTAATACGAGTATCAGTTGACGTGAGGAACAGTCTCATGTTCATAGACTTATTACCTTCAATCGTTGTGAGATTAGCATCTTCGTTAACCTTAGATGCAATCATTCTTGGAGAATCAAAGTAATTCTTTTTATTGATGGTAATGTCTTCAAATCCCTTATCAACGTAAGGGATTTCATTTCCACTGAAACTCTTACTTGAAACAGTTCTAACTTCAGCAGAAATAGATGTGCCAGAAACAGTGAGATTTTGAACGTTTGGAGTGATAATTTCAAAAGGCATATTTTGTGTAGCCTTGATACCATATCCACCAGCAGATCTTGTAGCTCCCATGTATAGTTTAGGATATCCAACATCAGTGCTTCTGTCAGTCCCAGTAGTGCTGCTCATATCCAGTTTGACTTTATAAGAGTCGAACGTAAATGGATCTGTTTGCGTAACATCACTCAAATCATGAGTTCTATTAATTCTCTGTAAGTTAACGCCACCAAGTTCATATTTGTAAATTGGAGTACCGACAGGATACGTTCTGGGATTTGCCCCTCTTGTAATGGTTCCACTAAGTGTGTTTCCGGCAACTTGAGTATAGGTAATGATTTCATCGCCAATCTGTAGATAACCTACGTTGGTTGTTCCAACTCCAACATTTTCAAATGTTGTGAATGAGGATGCTGAAGAAACAGTAACACCATCTGTAGATCCTAAAGGAAGTTCAACTGTAAGTTTAGTTGGCTTAACATCACCACGAACGCCAGAAATCTTCACCTGGTTATCGGAGAAATACATTCCATGGTTTTTGTGGTCCACGGTAAAGTGCATTCCATCATTATCAACATTTATTGAGGAAATCTGAACATCTCCTCCAGGTGCTCCTGGAAGATCATTATTCAACGTTGTAGCTGCACCAGCACTTGTAAAGTATCCAAGAGTCTTAGCAGCACCAACAACAAATTCGCCTTGAACATTATTAAGAATAATTTCGTTAGTGATTCCAATTCCAGCAACAGTCAACCTGACGTTTCTACCCATCGATGCAATACCGATAGTGGTAATACCAAGAACGTCTCCGATTTGATATCCAGATCCACCTGTTGTTATTGTTGCTCCACTTGCAACAATAGATCCATTATTGACACTAACCTCTGCCGTTGCTCCTCTACCGTTGCCTGTAATAGTTACAAGATTTACACCAGCAAAGGTGAAACTTCCATCAGCAGGTGTAAGTCCAAGACCAGCATTAGTGATCGAAAGGTTGCCTGTAGCGGATCCAGCGGTGCCTACAAGGTCTCCTGTGGCGTTTGTACCCAGTTGATAGAAGGTATTGCCAATTTCATATCCAGAGTCAGCCACTGTGGTTCCAAGACCAACTCTAATTTGTCTGGAATTGAGATTAATTGAATCAGGAAGAAGATTAGGAATCTGTCTGTTACCTTCCGTTAGTTCAGGACTGTAGAATTCAACAGATCCATTCTCAATAAAGTCTGCTCTATACAGAGTAAACTTAAGATCTTCCCACTGACTTGGTTCCCATGTAGAAGCATTTTGCGATTTAAACAGAGATCCAAGATAGGGTTGGTTAGAAATGAACGTATCTGTTAAGAGATCATTCTCACCAATTCTAGAAATATAGACACTATATTTGGTTGAGTTAGATGCTAAACAAATTGCATATTCAGTTCCACCTTCCAAATAAACAGGAGCTTTAAATTGAACATTTGTTGCAATTGATCCATCTGCAGAGGTAATAACATCACCAGGATCAAGAACAATCTCTGAGAATGGAAGAACTTTTGAAGTTGGGAGTCCATTCTTCATAGATCTAAGTTGGAAGACGACTG